GGTGCCTCCAGGCTGAATGTTAGCCAACGTAGTGCTACTAGCAGTAAGCGGTCCATTAGCGGGAACAAGATTCAACGAGCCGGAATAACCGGTTTTAGTGCCGGGAACATTTGGAACCAAACTAGTCGGCCCAAATGCTCCATACGCTACGTTGTTACCCGCACAAGCCCACATGACTCCAGGAACGAATTCAACAGATGGGTTGTACAATTCAATCACATAGTCGATCCAAATCTCGCCAACAGTAGCGTTAGCAGAGACAGTAGAGACCTGTAGTTGGCCAAAAGTATATTTGAAAGGATCAGTACCAGAAGGATAGCCACAGCCATAAGAAATCATGAGCTCACGACCGTCAGGTTTAACTGGACAGATCATGTTCTGCCAGACAGGACCACTCATTGTGCCTTCAATCTGCATAATTGAAGCTTTAGTGACACGCGGCTGTTCTGATACGTCAAAAATATACGACAACATAACAACACCAGGGGTCGAAGTACTAATCTCGGTGCGGTACTCAAAACTCAATTTATGCACTTTAGCCCGTTGAAAACAGGAAGCAAGCTCGGCCAACCAAGGGAAAACCGCGGGGTTGCCGGGGGATAGAGCATAATTGACGTAATTGAGTGTAGAGGCAAATTGTGATACAACGTCAGACAAATATTCCCGATGGGAAACGAGGAGACCACCATTCTTAGAAGGACGAATGGAAGGCCCCTTAGAAACACGAACCTGGCCCAAAGTAACGGGCGCAGAAACCAACTGATTATTATTACCCTTACGGCTAAGTCCACCCGACGTGCTCTTAACCTTAACCATTAACGATTATATTTTAGAATTTTTCATTCGCCGCTTCGAAACATGTTCAAGAGCAAGAGATGGCGACACTGTCTTAACCTTGGCACCCATGTTGAGATGAACACGCTGATGATGTTTTCGAACACGAGCTTTAAGCACATCACCCATGTGACCAAAACGCTTCGTGAAATAGTCGGCAACAAAATCGACCATAGCACGTTTTAGGACAGCGGGATCAATGCCATCAGCCTTTAACACAGGAGCCATAGGCTTACCAGAGGACACATCGACTAATAGTTTCTTGGCAGCAGTGGCAGCCAACCCAGTAGCCGTAGCAACCCAAGAAATAGGGTTGCCAGTAAGAGTAGCCTCAAGCGCATGGAAGACAGGTACAAACAACTCTTGGTCAAGACCAAGTTTATCGGCGGCATAATTGATTAATGGCGAAAAGAAATTAACGAACGACATATAAATATTAAATTTTTCATTAGGCACGGAAAAATTTACTGCAAAAATTGACTAGTCCTTATCAATGAGAATCTGAACGGTGGGATCGTTAAATCTAAATTTTCCACCATCATAATTCTCAAAGATACGATGAAGACCGGCCAAAGAAACACCATAATGTTCAGCGAGAAAGCTTTCGGTTTCCAAAGTGGCCTTAGGTCTTAAATCATCGGTGTACAGATAATTTTCTTTAAAATAGAAATGTATATCGACTACAGGACCAGAATCACCCGCACACGCGAGTAATTTGTCAAAAATCGCGACCATGAACGGGACATGTGAGAAAACGGCTTTGTTGGCTAAACACACACCACGAAGCCAAGCTTTCTGACCTTTATCGTCAAGAGGTCGTCCCGTTCGCAGTCCGAACTTACGCAAAAATTTGCCTAATTGTGGCGTCAAAATTAAACCGACATCAGTTGGTACAAAAAGTCCACTGTAAAAGTCAGCATGTCCCGGCTCGCACTTGGAACGTTTCACGTCAAAGCCCATCTTGGTGAGAATATCAACGTAACTGCCGGAATCGACGCCCTGCATAAGGACGTCGTCTCCGCCAGCCATTATCGACATCTTATTGAGACCAGTGATTCCAGAAACGGTGTAAACAGAAAACCGATGCAACAATATGTTCAAAACAGTATTCTCAAAAGTTGTGTTCGGATGCCCAGACGTGCGCCGGGGGATCTCAGGTTCAATAACGTAGCCGTTACGAAAACGGCAAACGGTTTTGATCCCCTTCTCCAACGCAACAATCACAGGCGCAGGAAAACGAAGATACCGATAAACGGCCAACATCGCAACCATATGACGTTCTGTAACACAACTATCGTATTTTGACATGTCAGTGCACTCGGAATACTCTCCAGATCGGTAAAAAGCACCCATCTGTTGCACAGTGCGTCCGGGAGC